AAATCTTGAATATATATTATCATTATCATAAGTAAAGCTCATTGCATCATCATAAGTTAGATCACTTAATAGATCCTCTGCTAGTACTTCTTTAAGTTCTATAGTATCACTAAAAAAAACTACCTTGTATGAGTGAGGTGCATTATTCTTTAAGCTTACACTATTTAATCTTATTTTGCCTATTTTATAAGTAACACCATTTAGTTTTATTTCTGCATTAGCTTTATATCTTGCATCAAATGATCCATCTATCTCAAAATTATAATAGTGCTTAAATAACTTATTATTAGTTTTAGAAGCTGGTAGATTAAACTGTTGTGAGAAAGGTGTAAATATTTTAGCTATATCTTTTACGTTTTGTATAGTGTCAGTTATAGAAATACTTTCATCCTCAAATAAATCTACCCTAGTATCTAATATGTATAGTTCTATTATCTGCATTAACGTATGTTGTTTATAGTATCAAAAGCAAATTCTACATTTATAGTGTAATTAATTAACTTATCGTTTAAGTGAGTTTTATATTCTAAACTACTGCCACTAACATTTATAGGTAGTGTCTGTGAATTAATCTCTATCCAGCAATCCTCACTTAGTTGCATCTCTTTAAATACATCATTATAAGCCTCTGGATAATATCCTGTGTTAAGAGTTAGTTTCTCACTTCCGTTTTTAGTTAGTAATTTGTTTTGGTGTTTGCTTATATCATAAGTACCATTTACAACTATATTACTTTTGTACTGATCTTTTGTAGTAGATAAAACCTCATTAGTTCTTTTGAAAAACCATATGTCTTGTAGGCTACCAAACTTATTTATAAATGTAATCTTATAAGGTTGATACTTACACTCTTCTACATTTTCTACTGTTACTTTAGTTACTCCGCTTGTAGTATCTACATATATAGTGTCAAAGTCAAATAAAGTAAAATCATTCTCAAAGCTAGTTAAACAAGTACTTCCTTCAAATATTCCTCCATCCTGTATAACTCTATCCTCAAACTCATCAGATCCATTTATACCGCTAGTAACGTATTCTATTTGCTCATCACTTTCTAAGCTAGAGCTTATTGCTTTAGTATATACTTGCTGTCCGTTTAGCTCGTATGTTACTTGACTTGTTACTGAAGTATCTACAGCTATCGTAGCTGGAGCATCATCTAGCTTTACTATTGTAGTATTTGATTGTAACAGACCTTGATTATTTATAGAAGTAGATTGATTTTGTACACCCTCTTCATAATAGCCATATCCATAGAAACCTTTTCTAAGTACTACACCTTGATTAGCATAAGAGCCTCCATTAATACTTCTGTATATTTCATAATCTACCCAGAAGAAATCACTTGCGTAATCACCATCAAAGTAGTTAGTAAAATAATCTTTAATTAATTCACTTATCTCAAAAGTAACCTTATCATCAATTGCATTACTAGTTAATTGATATGTAGGAGTTGATGGTCTATCTGTTATCTGTGTTCCTGTATATATAAATATATCTATTTTATCGCTTGTTAAACCAGCGACTGAATCATATATGTAATACGGACTTCTTACGTTTATCTTACTCATTTTTTATTTATACTAATTTCTATATCTTTTTCTACATCTAATTTTAATCCTTCCTCTAGCTTATATGGTATCTGTTGCTGTGCATACTCAAAAGCATTAGTGAAGAACATAGTAGGTCTTAAACCTCTGTTGTATATGTTACCAGCAATAATCTTACCTATTGTTTCATATGTACCTCTAACAAATCTACCTTGTTCGTCTCTTAATCTATAATTTTTATTCTTTGCCCAGTCTGCTACACTTAATGCAAAATCATCAAAAGTACCAGCCATATTGCCACTACCAAATTCATAAGGACTATCTGGTGCTTGTTGTTCTTTTATTGCTTTATCTCCTCCTCTTACTTTACTAGGATCTTTACCCTTTACACCTTTATCCTGGAACTTACCATAATCCTCCATTAAGATTTTAAAGTATAATCCTCTAGTGTCTTTCTCTATAACAGTCCCCTGTATGCTATCATATAATTTACCAACCATACCTTCATTAGCTAGATTCTTTTTTGATTCTTCTACAATCAAGTCTCTAACCTCTTCTAAGTATTTTATTAAATTATCGTTAATCACAGATATCTATATTATTCATTACTACTAAAGAAAACGTAACTGACCAACCAGCTAGTTCATTCTCAAATCTATCTTTGAAAGCATTTAAACTTGCAGTTCCCTCAACTTGATAACCATCTCTATGAGTAGTACCTTTTCTTAATTGTTGTATAAACTTATTTAGCACAGCTAATTGAGTGTTTAATACATCCATCTCATTATTGTTTCCTCTAAAGATATCTGTAGTTTCTTCTTTATTTACATCTACCAGATCCATAGCTAAGATGCTAAAGTTAAATGTCATTGTCTGTCCATTCTCTGTAACGTTGTTTAACATTATATGTGATAAAGGAAAGATATCTTGCTTGTTGAGGTTTACTTGAGTTATATCTCCTCTAGTTACTGTATTAACATTTACATCTGCTAATAGTAAATCTTTTAGAGTGTCCATTACATCATAGTAAGCTATTGCTCCTCTGTGTGTTATTGCTGTCATTTAATTCTTTTTTCTTTTAACGTTCCCTTTACTACTAATAAACTAATAAGTATAATAGTGAAGATATTAGGATGTCCCTCTCCACAGAAACCTAATATGTGATTAATACTATCTATCATTTAAAATTCTTTTTTATTCTTCTTCTTTCTAACTCTGCTTTCTCTTTCATAAAGGCTAAAGCATATAAACACTTATGTAGATTTAGTTTAGTAACCTCATCTACTTTCATTATATTAAATCCGCTAAGTGCTTGTATTGATTGATACCATCCCCATTTATTAGAGAAGTTTGATTCAGCACTGAGTCCTCCAGAAGATTCTCCTCCTCCAAATATTTCGTCATAGCTATCGACAATTCTTTCCCTAAATTGTAAAAAAAAAGCATACTACTTACTACTGCATCCATTGGAGTATGTATCATAGCATCATAATACAGATCTCCTTTATAATCTTCTATGAGATACTTATCTTTTATTTTTTGCTTAACTGGTCTATATAGAACAGCCATTGCTTTATACATATTATCCCAGCTTCCTAAATTAGAATCTAGATCTACATACTCACCAAAGGTCATATCATCTAGCTTAGGTATAAAACCAAACTCAGTATCTCCTAACTTAAATGTCTTTACTAGCTCTGGTTTCTGATTAAGTGTATCAGTAATTGTTCCTACTACTTTTCTTACATCACTCATCTTATATTCTACTGCTTCTATTAGTGGAACTCCACAAAAGATGTCTAGTATTTTCTGATGAACAAAGACATCACTATAATCATCATCTTGATTAACTTCTAATACTTTCAGATACTTAACATAGTCTGATAGCTTTATCTCTCCTAATTCTGTAGGTACATTTAGTTTGATCTTCATAATAATATAACGTAAAATTTATTAGTTTTAACGGATTGCATACTTACCAAAGTTTACTTTACTCATAATAGAATAAGTACTATACCTGGTCGCATCAATAAGGTGATCGTTCTTTGGCTCTGGTTGGTTAGTAAGCTTTCCGCTTTTATCTTCTTTCCATTTGTAATCTCTAAACTCCTGTATAGCGTGATGGCTATCTTTAGTTATGTTTAGTTTATATCTCTTAAGTAAATCTATTCCAGCATTAATAGAGTCTTTACCTTTTACACTAGGTCTTATATTCCAACCCATTCTTCTTAGCTCTTCATTTAGTCTAGGCTCTGCAGAGTCTGCATAGATTAGCTCTTTGTTTATTCCTAAGTCTTTTAGCTTATGATGAATATCTCTTCCTGTCATCATAGTTTGGTAGATACATTCTTTTATGTATAGCTCATAATCTTTTTTCCATACACCTACCATAGCTGTAGGATCATTAGTATATCCATAGTCAAGTCCATAACTTACAAGCTCTGCATCTTCTGGTATGTCATCAGTCTCATAGTATTTAAAGATTGTTGCTTTACTGTATCCTCTCTCTCCTAGTCCGTATATTCTCCAGTAATGCTCATCTGTTTGTTTAAGTCTCTCTATCTCTTCTATGATACTAGAGTCTAGAAACTTATTATCTAAGTATGTAGTTTTAAAGAACTCTACATCTTCTCTAGGTATTACCTTATCATAGATCCAGTGATAGAAGTCAGAAGGATTAAAGTCAATAATAATCTTTTCAGTTGTTCTAAATACTAACTGCTGCCAATCCTCATAGTCTAACTCATTAGCTTCATTAATAAACAGAAACTCTCTTTTACGACCTCTAATCTTTTGTGGTTGATCCACACTAATAAACTCTATTAGGTTTCCGTTTAGATCATACTCACTATTACTTTTGTTGTGGTTGCCCTCAGCATACTTATTATGTATTTTAAGTATATCTATAAAGTCTCTCATTACTGAGGATCTTAAAGCTGGGAAGGTCTTACGACATATAGTGATAGTCTTACCAGTATTTACTTGGCAGTAGTGGAATATAATAAAGAGCAAAATGTTATAAGTCTTTCCAGATCTTGTTCCACCTTGCTCTACTACTATTTTCTTTTGACTATCTAAAAGATGCTCAAATACTACATTGACATTTACATCCAATTATCTATGAATCTTTATATTTATTTCTTTATCAGTTGTATCGTGCTTTATCTCTCGCTTAGTTCCGTTTAGTCTATGAGCTTCTTCATCATCTGCTATAAGTTTCATTAGTCCTATTTGTAAAGTAGGATTATCACTCTTATACCACTTCTGTCTCATATCGACTTTCATATTAACTCTATTTGTTTCTAAAGCTCTTTTTATATCGTTACATTCGTGCAGTTTATGATCATAGAAAGCTCTCTTACTAAATCCTGTATAGCCAAAGATATCTCCAATAAAGATTAAGTTTTTGTCTTTAATTGCTTTTAGACTGTCTCTTCTTAGTTCTTCTGTTTTATAAGCCATAGTTATCCTTTACTAATATAACGTTTCTTTTATTTTATTTGTAATGCTTCTGCTACTTCTTTGAGTGCTTGTTTAAGTTTTGATATCTTATTACTTACAAAATCTTTAGAAATCTTTTTAATATTAATTAGCTTCTCTGAGTTCATTTCAAAAAGTATAGCTTTATATACATCATAGTAATACCTTTCATAATTGTTAGTATAATTCTGAATTAAGTAAAAGTCTCTTAAGTATCTAGAAACAGAAGGATGAGATTTACCTAAGTAATTTCCTATAGATTTTATATTCATTTCTTTATACTGTATTCTAGCTATATTAGAGAATATGATTCTAGCATTTATGTTTTTTATTTTACTCTCTGGATTCTTTACATCTATATTAGTATGAAATAGTATTTTATCTCTTACATAATCTAGATCTTTTATTTGTTTCTCTGTCATAGTGTTCCTGTTATAGTGAAATCATTTACATCAAAGTCATCTCTATTGTAATCGTTATATATGTCTATTGCTCTTTCTACTTGTTCCTCTCCTACTTCATAGAACTCCTTAGAAACATCCCATACAGCTATGTCTAAGTTCTTTTTATCTATGCAGAGGAATTTAAAGTCCTTATAACTACAGTTAAATAATTGGCAGTAGATATACACCTGTAGAAAATATCTAAACTTATATGCGGATCTATTAAAGTTTCTTACATCAATAGTAGTTTTTAGATCTACTATCCCTCCTTTGTTTTTTAAGATGTCTGCCTTAGCTCTAAAAGGATATCCAAAAATTTCTCCTACTGATGGTATTTCAGTTCTGCTGTCTCTCATTAGTTCCATAGCTCTAGAGTTTTTACTCATAGCATCTACTAACCTCTCACAATCATTTCTTTCTTTTGCAGTAAATACATCTGGA